ATGCTGTAGGCGCCACACCTGATCAGCACATCCAGAGCATTGGCAATGTCTTTGATGTCCACGGCTCGAATGTGGCTGGTGTCCAGCGTCATGTATGTGCGCTCCAGGTATGCCTTCTTGCCATACATCTTGCGGTTGATCTCGTCCGTCAAAAGCTCGGCGAGTGGATTAACGCAGAACGTCAAGAAATTATTAACTGCTTTGTCGGTGTCGGCCACGTTGCCCTTGAGGAGCTGTGGTGGCACCTGGAAGGCGATTGCCACGAAATCAAATATGTCGTCGATGAACGCCCGGATGTCCCGGCCTTCAATGCTCCCCTTCGTGCCAGCCCTCTCGCCAAAAGCTTCGGTGTAGGTCATTCCATTGGTCAGCGGTATAACGGCGTCGCCATCGGCGGAGAAAAAGCGTTTGAACCGTTTTTCCAGCAGCTCTTTCAGGTCGTTCTGAGCATCATCTGTTTGTGGATAAGTAGTTGGCACAGTCAATACCCCGCGCCTGGTCGCATTCTTTTTGTAGTGATTCTGGCTTGCAGCTATCAACTTGGCATAAGACCGATACAGGCCGTCAATGACGTCCTTAATCCGCTCGTTATGCAGCTCAAAGTAGAATACTTGAGACTCGGCAAACCTGTCTCTGAGCTGATAGTCGTCAATCACAACATCGGTGTATATGTGCTCCTTGAAGGCATACTTGGTTCGCTGGAATGAATCAGCAATGTAGAAATAGCCCCTTTCCTGTATCACCAGGCACTCGTTGTCATACACCAAATGATGCACAACCTCACGCCAAAACTTCGATGCATTGCGGTTCGGGCTTGGTTCCACATTGAGGAGGTAGTAGTTGTCTTTCCTCGTTTCTTTGCCATTCTCGAAAGTCTTGAATTCGCTCCGCGCCACAGTATTTGCAATCAAGTTCACGCAGGCCTGNACTGCAAGCTCTTTGAAATATACCTCGGTGGCAAGCTCCCCGATGATGGCATCAAGAGGCAGCGTCTTTGTGTCCTTGTTAAACCAGCTTAGAAATGTGTCCCATAGGCTCAAGCACTCACCCCCCTCAATAGGTGTATACATCAAGCATCGGGACGTAATCCCGTGCTTCCGGAAGCTCGCCGTCCTTGCTCAGCGCGTGTATTAAAGCAAAAAACCCGTCAGTCTTACGGGTCTTCGGCTCGATCTTCTTGTACGTCGTGTTTCCCTTTGCGTCTAGCTCCTGGTACGTGTTGTTGACATACCAGCGCATGGTCGGGTTATCGCCGAATATGATCTTCTCCTCCGCAAACATCGACTCAATAAGCGGCGCAACCTTTGAGTGCGTCGGCGGTCCGCTCCGCACCTGACTAAGAGGCAATCCGTGCGCTTGAAATTCGGACTCCAGCAAGCTAATCCTAAACGCATCTGCCACTATGTCGATGATGTGATATCGCTTGGCCTGCTCCAGGAACCACTGGGCAATATACTCGGGCCTGATAGAGTCCTCTTGGATAATCGTGATTAGGCCACGATCCACCATCTCCTGCACTGGAAACTTGATGGGTCTAGACTCTACCTTTAGGGCCAGATGGCACACAAAGGTATGCTCTATCCAGTATCGCAAGCCGTTGTGCTTAAATAGCAGGCCGCAACTAGCAAAGTCTGTCACTTGCGCATAGTCAACAGCTCCAATGCACTGCAAGCCTTTCAGCTCGTCGTATGGGATCGGCCTGTTAGTAGCCTGGATCTTCTCCCAGGGGACGGCCTCCGTATAGCTCTCTTGAGCCGGTAGATTCATGCGCTTGGTTAGAAACTCGACCGCCTCACTCGGCTGATGCTGCGACCGGACATGATGCGCGTTCATCTCTTTTTGTAGCTCCGGAAAATACGGCAAAGACGGGTTCGCTTTAACCCACATTTTGGGATCCTCGGCCTCTTCCTTCTCGTCTATCTTGTAGATTAGAGGCAGGAGGCCAAGTCCGGTGATTTCGCCCGTGAGAACGCTCCTCGCCATCTCCAGCTGCTGGTCGAGCACCCCCTGGCGCACATAGCCATCAGTCGTGATGAAAAACACCCGCGAATGCTTGCGCTTGCCGAAACCACTCCGGAAAACGTTGATAATATCCCAATCTTTATACCCGTGGATCTCGTCGAAAATCAGACACGCCGACCGGCGCCCGTCTTTTGTCTCGGCATTGCTGGTGTTGTAGCGTATGTAGCTGCGGGTTCGCGTGTTCGTGATTAGTTTTTTGGTTTTGTGGAAGAATCGCCGCGACTTTGCCCAGGTATCCTCAAGCATCTCGTAGACCTCATCAAAGCTAATCCTGGCCTGGTCCTCTGCATTAGCGATGATATCCACGTTGTAACCACGTATGCCGTGGTAGTGGGTAGTCAGATACCAGGATAAGGCGCTTATGAAGCCGTTTTTGCCATTGCCCCGGCCCATCATGATAAAGATTTCATCAAAGACAACTGCATCCTGACTCTTGTAGTAGCAGTGGATCAGCGCAATAACAAAAAGCTCCCAATTCAGGAGCTTAAACTTGAAGTATCGCTCTATCAGCTCTACGGCCTTCGCGATTTTCCCCTGCTTTATGACTACATCGGGATGGCCCAGCTTGCTCTCGATGTAATCCATGGCCTGATGCAGCTCTTTGCAGGCAGGGATCTTCCCGGTGCGGATATCGTCCATGTACGAGTCTATGTATGGATGATAGTCCCTTCTGCGCGTCATTACATGCTCACCACCACCTGATCACGCAATAATGGTGCTACATCTCGTCATCATCATTAAAACGAGCCACGGTCTTCGTGTTTATGTCGAGATCCTTCAGGATCGAAAGCATCTGTCGATTGATGCCTACAAGCTCCCTTACAGATGGGTTATTCTTCATCATCTCGATGCCGACGGAGGAAAAATCTTTATACATGACCCCGCGCTTTTTTATGTCTTCGAGCAGGTCATTCTTCACATCCCAAAGGCTCATATAGTCCTCAACCAGGTCGACAAAATGATCCATGTCTGCGCCCTTCATCTCCAGCTGCTCAAGCAACGACTCTTTAATGCGCTGTCTACGCTCCTTGCTCACTCCGATGCACCTCCAAACAACTCGCCGAATGCGCTCTCATAAAAATCATATAATTCCGCGTTGCGCTCAAAGCGGTCAGCGTCTTTATATGGGTTCTATCAGCCACAAAGCGCACAAAACCAATGGAACTGAACCCACCGGCTGAAATGAGCTTGAAAACCTCGTCGTCTGGGAGGGTGTCGGTCAGCTGCTCAATCAGCGATGTCTCGCGCACGATGTGAAACCGGTATCGCTTCCGCGGCAGCCTCAGAATAGCACCCGCTATAAAAAATCCCTCCCGCGCGTAGGAAATGTGTTTTGTCGTGCGCCCTCCCCGGTCCATGGGATCTCAAAGCAAACTCGTTTTTCTGACCCGGGGGTATATGTTTCAACATCATTTCCTTTTTATTGCCCGCATCAATGGATATGAATAAACCACTCCCGCACTTTCCGCATCTCTTTCCGTCTGCTGTTCTAAAGAGAAGGGCTTGACGGTCTTATGCACGAAGCTCGGCAGGGACCTCAGTAGGTTTATGCCGCCCCGCGCCATCGCCAGAGTCATAGCATAGGCCTCCAAGCACCTGAAAAGCCTCCTGGCCTGTGGTCCGGATAGCATGTCAGGCAATTCCATCGTCTCAAGAACCTCGGGGCTTGTCCAGTCCATGGAATCCGCGTCAATCGGCTTACCCAGTGGAATGCCGTTCAAGATCCACTCTCTGGCCTGCGCTATCTGCTTCTGGGTATATCCTAGCTCCTGCAAGTATGCCGCGGTAGCCATCTGCGCCGGGGAATCATTCGGATAATGCGCCTGAGTCCCGCGCGATCTTCCCAACGATTCAATTACCGGGCTAGGTATTAGCCCTCGTTTTGTCCACGTCCTAGCACTCGCAGGCTTTAGCGCAAGGTCAGGATATACCTCTTTCGCCTTCTCAATAACTTCTTCCATAGTCATGCTGTCTCTCCCCCAAACAGCTATATTATGTATCGGCGTTCGCGGTCTGCGCCTTCGGTGTCTCCTCTGTCGGATATATTTCTTTGTGCCAGCAATCTTTACACTCTAAGACTACATATCCAGCCATGATTACCACCTCTCAGGCGTTATCTGTCTCCGCTTAGATGCTTCTGGTGTCCTCAGTTTTTCAGGGTGCTCGATGTTGTGACAGGCAAAACACAAGCTCTCCAGGTTCTCGTCTACAAGAGCAAGTTCAGGATATTGCTCAATGGGCTTAATGTGGTGCACACACTCAGCCTTCGCATACCCTCCATTGCGCTTGCACCGCTGACACTCATGGTTGTCCCGCTCAAGGATCTCAGCTCGCTTCCGCTCCCACTTCCTGGTCTTGTAGAAGGTCATGCCATCACCTCAATCGCGGGGCTAATACGCCTGCCCCCACCCCGGCTTTGTCAGTGGCGTATAGTCCCCTCCTGCTGTGCAGGCAACCAAATTGTTAAGCAAACTTCAACTCTTGTTGCGCAGTATGACTGGCAACTCGCCTCCTTGCTATCTCGCAGTATTCTTCGTTACGCTCAATGCCAATAAAAAACCGCCCTAGGTTTAGGGCG